TTTTGAAAAACACTCGGAGAGGCCGGTGGAGGTGTTGCCATATATTCTCTATCCTAACATCGCCTATTTTTTACACGCTTTTTCCGGGATTCGCTTTCCTATTACTAAACAGAGGCGGCATGATAGAACTTCTTTATATGGCAAGACCCATCTACGGAGGCTGGGTATCCTTTACCGCACATCTCGCCTTAAAATACTCCTTACCCCTCTATAAAATAGGTTCAAGGACAGAAGAAAAACAACGTGACTACGGATATGGGGTCCAATATCAAAATCGAGCCCCAAATGATCTACCAAAGGGCCGCATCCTTATAACAGCCATTGATAAATCCTACTATGAGTTCCTCGATAAGATGCCTGACGGCACCATGATTGTTATCCACGACCCCACAGAAGTCTCTGGGAAAGGGAAGGAGCCGGTTCTAAAGGCTCTGGCTCGATTCAAAGTCATAACTATTCGCGAATCCGTTAAAAAGTTCCTGAAAGATGAGTTCAACATCAAAAGCAAGTTCATTATCCACCCCTTCTATGAATACCCGTTAACAAAGACCAAATCACCCAAAGAAGCCGTCAGCGTTTCACGCATCGATTTCGACAAACACACGGATATTATTTTGAAGGCAAACAAACATTTAAAGAATCCCATTGACATTTACGGCGCAATCAATCGCCAATACGTGTTTTTCAAACTGAATGACCTCGGGTTCAAACGATTCTACAAAGGGCCATTCGAAAAAAGTTTTGAGGATCTCGACGACATTTTATCCGAAGCAAAATATGTCGTAGATATGAGCGTTATTAAAAATGATGGGGGTGGTTCACAGTACACTTTTTTAGAGGCCATGTATCAGGGATGTGCCCTTATTATAAATGCAAAATGGGTGGAAAACTCCAAGACAGAGTTTGTCAATGGGAAAAACTGCTTTGTCATTGGTACCGAAGAAGAACTTGCCGACTTGTTGAACAAGGATCCAAGTACATCTCGTGTGGTTAAAGGAGGGAAAGAACTATTGCGCCCACACATTGAAGTTAACTGGCCAAAGGAACTCTCTAGAGTTTAGAGGGCATATTTCAGCCCCCCCATGCCAGAAACAATCTCAAGAAAGTTGATATTCTCTACGTATATGTCGATATCGTATACGTAGGTTGTATTTGCCGGCAACGGCCAGAAATCCATGTCAACCTGAAAGTTGCGAATGCGACTCGCGTTCAAAGAACCTGATGGCTGTATAGGAGAGTTTTGAAGTTGAAATGAATAGAGGGGGAGGCCTGGCTGGCCAACACCCGTTGCGTATTTATACATTGAATATTCTGTGAAAAAATCCACGTTTTTCGTTTCTTGGATTTCATTTCCATCGCATAGGACATGAATACTGCGAATCATATCTTGCTGCATTCCTGGCAGAAGTAGGCCAGAATAGTTTAGAGGAGGCGGGGGCCTTGTCGTAGACGGCCATGATGCAAACGGATAATAAGGATACGTGTACCAGTTTGTAAAGTTTGCAAAATCATTCCTATACAGATTATCTGAGCGGCGCTGAATAAAAATCATTCTTGTTAGGGGATTATGCGCCTGTAAATTAAGTAGAGCGCGCGTAGTCTGCCCATGGTTCGGAAATAGCGTAGACTGTGTTATAACATATGAGAGGGGTCTCGTGGCAAAAACGATTTGCTCCTCCCTGGGAAGATAAATAAAGTTTGCTTGAAGCCTTGGATACAGTGTTTGCCATGTATCAATATCTGGAACCGTGAATCCAATATCGGTTAGAAAATAGCGAATATTTCCACTAATATCTGCCGCCGAAGTATAGGCGGGAGTATTGGTTGATGATGTTCCTGGGATTTGCCACTCAGGATTGACCCTATTTCCATAGTTATCTAGAATCGTATACAGTTGTGAAATGGGATTTAATGTCAACTTTATTTCACATTCATGATATTGCAGCCCGATTAACGGCAACGATTTTGATATAGCATCTGAAAACCAAAATGACAAGGGAACATGAATATCGCGTCCAAAAATCGAGGGACGATTTGTCTGGGCCGTCGCATTCGGATTTCTAACTACAGTGGGATAACCGGAATATACAGTGCCAAACTTCGATGCATATTCGCTTGTACTTGGACTCACCATTGCATCTGTATCTCCAACAAGTATTTTCCATTTTTGAAACTCGTCTGTATCTTCGTCTAGCAAGGCTTTTGCTAAAATATAGGAACCATCGAACTCCTGTATTTTTTGACCTCCAATGGAAAAAGAGATTCTGTTTATAATAGCCGCGCCAAGATACTTAACCCATTGAAACTCGTATTGTGCTGTGCGATATACTGGATTCGCGACCGTTCCTCCTATTATTTTAGAAGTAGGGGGAACATATTTACTGTAAATATCGGGAACATAAAAGGAAAAGATAAGGTCTGAGAGTAAATCCCCATAGCGGGGTATTTTCGCCCGGAGATCTACAGTGGTATCAAATCCAAGTTCGTTCGGACCCTCCAATGGAATCGTAATGTTCTCCATAGCAAAATGAGTGTATCTCTTAAACGCCTTGTAAAAGTATGTCATTTGCGGATTGCCGCTTAAAATAACATTCTGTGTTCCATAGGCAACGAGAGCATATAATCCTCCACCCGCCATTGGGAAACCCTTACTGGAATATAAGAGATTATATGTTTAGACCGCGACGTTTCAAAATTGAATAGCAGAGTACCGGTTATCAGCAGCATGGATTTGTTACAGTCAATAGAGGGCATTTTGACACAACGGAATTCTCGCGCGTATTTGGATACCACAAAGTCATACATCAAAGTTCAAAGAACGGAAGCAGGTATTCTAGAAGAACCTGTTGGCAGATTCGTCAGATCCTATTGTATGGGATCTGGCGACGGCATGACACTTCACTGGGAGTTCATTAAGGATGATAAAACCATTGTTATCGACGATCAGAGATGGGGGCCTATTGATGGCTCTACGATGGTTGAATTTAAAGAGGATCTTAGCCCAGGGACTTCTGCTGAGAAGTCAGCCAAGCAGGAGACATAACAAACTGTGAATCTGAAACTTTTGCGCTCATCTTTCCAGATGGCCCAGTATTCATTATTTTTAGAATTTCAGTTACAGAAACTGCGTATCTGGTGTAAACAATGTTTGAAATCTTTCCGGAAAAGCCGCCGGTCAAAGTTATAGAGTTTCCAGATCCGAGTACAGTGGGTCCCGAGGAACCATTCAAAACTACACCACTACCCTTGTAAAACATGTTAACATCTTGAAAATTCTGATATGGTAATGTATCTGTAAAAGGGATTCTATCTGCGAGACCCCCATTTATAAATATATCCAGGCCGTTATTATAACAATTTAAGGTTACGTGCACCCATTTTTCTAGAGGAATATCTATTATATCAGCATACGCGTAGGGGTTTTTGTATGTGTTCATTATAACCCGCATGGTATTCGTTGTTGCATTCATGAAAACTCCGGGACCCATAAGAGGCCATGGGAGTGCATGGCCTTTATGAAATATGTGCCTGAAAACGGTAGAATCGGCGCCCGTATCAAACATGCTAGAGTTCACATAAATAAAAAATGAATATGAGAACTCAATACCGGTGCGCTCATTTACGGAAAACTTGATTGGCTTTGCATCTGCAAATTTGGAAATATCTTGATGAATTATAATACTACCGTCTTGAGCATCGGCTGTGTAATCTAAAATGGTTTGATATCGCCCCCGCGCTTCATAGATTGTTTTATAGATTATTTCCCCTACGAGGCCCACGATAAACAAGAGGGCTACAACTCCAAGTGCAGAAATAACTTGACCGGAGGAGGATGATTCTTCAGTTTCATATGATCGTGAATAACTACCATAGTTACTCATTCTTACTATCGTATCTATTGGAATAAATTTTTATTACGTTAACTTTGCGCCTTTTACAATAGAAAGAAACCAGGAAAATAAATCAATACTCACGCCAGTTGGCCCGGATAAATACGTTCTATAAATTTCATCTGGATTCATACTATAATTACCCACAGTTGTGTTCCCAATGTACCCATCAAATCCCCCCCTTTCACATACTTTGATCTCTACGTCTTCAGTCGGATCCACTTTAAAATATGATCCTGTCACACAGGAACGATTTAGTTTTCCGTCAATGTATACATCGATTGTTTTACCTGAAATAACAACTGTAACCATTGTCCAGCGCTGAAGGTCTATTTCTGGAATATCACATTTTGCCGGTGTCCCTGTTAGGAGAGAATCATCAGATACCATTGGCTCAAACATGGCATTTACATCAGTTGTGCTAAGACTACCAGGTTTACCTGAAGAGTTTGGCGTGTTTGTACCGCCACCGCCACGGATGCTGCCGCTACCACCACGGATGCTGCCGCCACCGCCAGTACCTCTAGTACCGCTGGTACCGCTAGTAGGGGCAGCGCTGCCGCTACCACTAACACTAACGCTACCACTACCGCTACCGCTATCCGCCTGAAACCCCTCTTCCACTTGACCATTCA